ACCGCCTTTCCCAAATGTTTTTTCAAAAGCCTCTATTGTTTCATCAATAGAAACTTTAGCACCTGCTTCAAAGCCTAAAATTTGTCTTAATCCTTTTTCTCTAAAAATATCTGCGGCGGCTATACCACCTGAAAATGCTCTTTGAATTTGAGATGCAGTAGTTTCAAAATCTAAACCTGTAAATGCCGCAACATTACCTGTAATCTCTAATATTCTAGTTAAATCTTTAGCGTCTTTTGCTACTACACCTAAATTACCAGAAGCGGCGGCAATATTTTCTAATGAAAATGGAACTCTTGATGCAAATTTAGAAAGATTATCAAATGCTATTTGTCCTTCTTCTGCTGAACCAAATAAGAATTTAAAACGAACTTGTAAGCTTTCAATTTCTCTACCTACATCAACAAATGATTTTAATATAGCACCTGCACCAATACCTATTAATGCATTTTTTAAGGTTAATATTGATGTTTTAGTTTTTGCTAAATTTCCTTGAACTTGATTAAGAGCCTGTTTGGATTTATCTCTTGCAATAATGTCAATATTGAGTTTTTTTGTCATTATCTTCTTTTACCTTGCATCTTCGCTTTGTTCAATGCTTTTTGTTCTTCTTCATGTTTGAGATTGTAATAGGCTATCCACATAGAAAATTCTTCTACAGGCATTTGTAAAATCTCGCCAATAGTTTTATGTAGCTTTTCTGCTAAGAAAAAATGAAATCTGAAATTTGAATCAGAATTTAGTTTTTTTTTAAGTCTTTAGTATTCGTATCTGAGGAAAGGATTTGACTAGCAACTCTGCTAATAACATCTGGGTCAACAAACTTCTTCATTCTAATCTTACTTTCTAAATCAAACATTAACTCACCATCTTTGGTTTGTGCCTTTTTTACAATGACATCAATTAAGACAGTTAAGTCGTTATCACTAGAGCCTTTAAAGATTTCTGATTTTTCTAAAAGTGTAAATGGTTTAACATAAATGGCATCTTCGCCTGTTAATCCCCATTCTTCTACTTCAATAATTTTAATCTCTTGGTGCTTAAAGTGATTAATAGCACCCTCAAGATAATCTTTCTTGGGCATATAGATTAGACTGTTGTATGTGTGACGCCACCAGTAAATTGAACATTAAATGTTCTACTGATTACACCATCCATTGTCACTGCTACTGATGCACCTGTCACTAAAGCAGTGCCAGTATAATAAGCATCACCGCTATCTGCACCTTCAGGGTAAAGATTTAATGTGACAGAAGCACCAACATCAAGGCTTTCTTGACCTGATGAATCTGTTTCATCCCAATGGCATTCAATAGTACCAGTGGCATCTTTTCTTAGTGCGATATAGGTTTTTGCAGTATCACTTAATGATGTGTCCTCAACAGTATCGTTAGTTTCGTCAATGTTAAAACCTATTACTTCAGCTACAGTTGCTGATGCAATTTTGACTACTCCTGCGGTTCCGACGTGTGTTGCCATTCGTTATCTCCTTCGTTATTTGTTTCTACCTTTTTTTTAGATTTGGTAGGTTTTTTTTCTGCTTCTAGTTTATAACCATTAGCAAGAAACTTGTCTATATTATTATCCCATACTTCTATGGAATTACCATCTTTGTATAGCTTTACTCTTTTAGCCATTATGCTGTACCTCGTACAAATTCATAAAATACTCTTACCACAATTCTTATTCCACCCAAAGGATATAATGTGCCTTCATCTGAACTAACTTCTACTATTTGGCTATTAAGAGAATTACCACCTCTAGTTCTATCTACATCAAGTGTTTCTTCTATAACCTCAATTAATTGATTGCGTTTTGTATCTAAATTAGTTTCTGTGCCTTTGACATAACCCACTAAAACATAATCTATTGTACCACTTCTTTTTCCTGCCGCAGTATTACCAAGAGTATAGTCCTCTCGTACCTCGTCACCTGTAGAAATATAAATAGCAGGAAATTGAGGGTCAGCTAATTGTTCAGGTTCAAAAGGTTCTCTAGTTATTTTTTTTAATTCAATAGGCGAACTTACTGCATCTAATACAGTAATAATATTTGCCGCTATATCTTCTCTAATACTCATAATCTCAGTTCTCTTTCTAACACATTAAAGAATATCTTTTCAATATTTGTTTCTTCTTTTTTGCTTATACTAAAAAAGGGTCGGATAACTTTACTTTTACCAACACCTGCAACATCATGAAAAAATGCTTTTTTATTAGCTGATGCTTGTCTAAAAAATAATTGACCTTTACTGGGAGTGACTTTACTTGTTAATGAACTAAACATTTGTCCAGTGTCAGTTAAATCAACAACACCAGATTCTTTAACTAATCTTCTTTTATATTTAGGTGAATAAGGCTTAAATGCTCTCCCTCTAAAGTCTACACCTTTGCTTTGAGTTCGGTCTTTAATAGACGCAATCTCAAAAGCAGTTGCATTTGCTAACGCTCTTTTAATCGCTCTTTGTACTTGTTTAGAAACTTTTTTAACTGATTTACTTACTTGAACAGAATTGTCCTTGATGCGAACATTCGCTACCATTATCTACAGACACATTCACCATTACAAAATTCGCACATTATCTCACCAACCTTAATGTATGTATGGGTTCTTTTTCACTAGCTGATATGGATGAATCTCCATCTTCATCATATTCAACACCATCACGAAATATTGCATTAAATTCTTCTGCATATTTTGCTCTGTAAAATTCTATTTGTACTTGGAAAGCATCTTGTCCATCTCCGCCTTGTGGGTCTTTCCATTTAGTTAATATTGGAAAAATATAATCTGCCATTGCTTTATAAGCTACACTTCTAGTCCATTGTGCGTTTGTTAATTTAGAACTATCTAATTCTAATGTAGTGACTTTAGTAATATCTTTATATCGTACTGTATGGCGGTATCTTTCCCACCATTCTTCTCTAATTTGTCTAATAACATCATTCTCAGCTTGTTGTAATTGATTATCAAAGTCTGTGATGCCATATTCTGCTATATCAGGTTGATAGACTTGAATATCTGATAGTGCTACTGAAAATTCTGATGTTGCCATTATTTATCTTTCTTTTTCTTTGGTTTTTCTACCTTATCAACTTTGGGTTTATCTTCAACAGGTTTCCACCCTCGTAATTCCCAAATACTTTTATTCTTTTCATAATCAACTTGTGGTCTTTCAATAATTTTTTTTCCATTAGTTAGTTTCATAATATTCCTTTCTGAACAGGTGGGGAATTAACCCCACCCATAAAAGTATTATTATTGGATTGATGAGTCAGCGATAACTTCAATACCATATGAGTCATGTAGTTCACCAACACCATATACTGCTGTTGCCACAATCTCATCTGCTCTTAAAGAAGCATCTCTTTGTGTTTCAATCTTAATGTCCTGCATCATAGCAAGAGCAAGTGCATCTTTGTGGAACATTCCACCTTTGTAATCACCTGCTGTGCCTGTGTTTGACATGTTGCCTGTTTCAAAGATTTTGATACCTGCGATTTGACCAATAAAGCCATTTCTTAATGCTTCATTTGATAAGTCATGGTCTAAACCTGCAAAAGTATTTGTAAGACCAGATTTGAGGTCATACGCTACCTTTGGGTGTACCACAAGATATGTTTCATTAACAGGTAATCCTGCTGCTCTTAGTGTTGAAGCTGCATTAAATACAGTTGCAGGGGAAAGTACTGCACTATCTGTACCTGCTGCTGTGCTAAAGCCATCAAATAGAGCAATTAAGTCTTGATCCATTTTCTTAGCGATTGCTTCACCAAAAAGTCTACCAATGTCTGCTGCAACATTTCTTGGTGCGGAGTTTCTTGCTAGGTCTGTTAATGTTGTCATTACACCAACTTCTGAAGCTGTAATAGTTACAGAACTTGGATTGATTGCTGTGTTTGATAAATCTGCTGCTTCACTTACTGCTGCGGCTGCTACTGCTGCATAAATAGGAACTTCAACTGACTTACCACCACCTGCTATTGCGTAGTTCTTCACAAGGTTTTTCATTATAGATTTCTCTTGAATAACAAATTGTGCTTCAGCTATGATTTCTTGGTACAGTTCACTTACTGTACTCGAGGTTGTTTCATTGCTCATAATATATCCTTTCATAGATATTATTTATTTAAATTAACAATCGTGCTTACACTATCTCTTTGCTTTTTGTATTCAGCATAGAGTTTCCTGTCAGCAGGATTATTCATGTCTAGTTCCGAAATATTTAGAGTCTTATTCGTTTCTGACTTACCCACATTACTAACACTTCC